ATTGAACGATATCGTCGTAGAACAAGTGTTCAAAGGCGGCAAGGTCAAGCAAACCAACATCAACTACCTTTAGAAGGAGGCAATGAATAATATGGCATCTAAACCTTGGGCTTCCAGACAAGAAATGTTGGTTGACATCGCTCTGGAATCAGCAGTTTCAGACCCAGAAACCATTCGCCAGATTAGACCAGTAGTTCCTCAACAACTTATGCCAGAGCGTAACGGGTTTGCTAAACGTGAATCAGGTATAATGGACGTGTTGTCGTTACAACGTTACAATCCGACGTACCGTTCTTGGGTTTCAGGAGCGCCAGTCATGTTTCGTAATGGTTTTATTGATGACAGTTTTGAAGGTTCTAGTCGTTATTCAATGCAAAGTCTGTGGGTATAAATGCCAGTTAATCCATTTCAAACGGTGGCAGAAATGTCATGGGGCGATTACAAAACCAAGAAGTCTGGCTATGTTCAGTCACCACAAGCACAGTCTAGCCTTGCAGGTCAAGGTCACAGAAGCAAAGGATGGGCGCCAGGAGCACCTGAAGCCACATTAGAAGCACCGAGAGCAGGAGGCAAAATGCCTATGGGTAATGCAAATATTGGTCGTCCAGATTATGGAAGTCAACAACCACAACAAAGGCAAAGTCGTAGGGCGTCCTTTGGTGGAATGGGCGCAGGCGCAACTAAAGGCGGCGGCAGTGGAATGACTGCTGGCGGTGATATTAAGTTTGATTTAAGCATTGGGAAAACTGATATGCGTGGTGCTAACATGAAAGGTGCTCGTGTTGGTGCTCTAGGAATGGGTGCTAAAACTTCAGACAGTAACCTTGGAGATATTGACCAATCACAAACATATTCTCCAACTACCACTGGTCCTAAGGCTGGCTCATCACGTGGTGGTGCTGGTGCTGCTGGTAAAGGTGGCGCTGGAGGAACAAAGGCTGGTGCAGGTTCAGGACCAGGAGGCGCTGGAGGCGCAGGTCGCGGAGGCGCAGGCGGTAATGCTGCCCGTGGTGGAGATACAGGAAATATGACTACTAATATGGATGGTCAAAAAATGGGTAGCCCAGTTTTAAACATTGGTAGAAACCGAATTGACAGCGACAATATTAGTCGTAGAAGTAATACCCGCACCACTAAAACAGACGTTAGTGCATCTGGTTCAGCCACAGCAAGCGCTGATACCAAAACTGATGCTCGTAAAACCGTTCCAACGAAGACTAAAAAAGAAAAAACTACTGCGGAACCTACTAATGCTTCTGCACCAAAAGAAGACCCAAAAGAAGACCCAAAAGCAGAGTCAGTAGGAAAAGAAACAGTTAAAACAAAAGCAAAAAAGGCTGTTTCTAAAGCCACAAAAACACCTCCAGTAGCATTAACTAAAAATACTAAAAAGAAAGGTGCTAAAAAATAATGGCAACTGACCATCGCGGAAATCCGATTAACGAAAATAATCGTGCCAAAACTAATAAAGACCGTATGGGGTTATCTGATGAACAGATAGAAAATCCAGACGGAACATTTAGGCAACTTAGTGAGCGCGACCTTGCAGAGGGCTGGGAAGAAGGTTCAATGACATACCCAGATGGTACAACGGTTTATCCAGAACCTTACGAAGAAATAGACGACGACGAAGACCCTGAACAAATAAGGCGGGCAGAACAATACGCCCAAGAAATGTACGATTATCATAGAATGATGCAAACTCCAGACAGGGTATATGGCAAAGACGAAATGATTGAACACGATAGAGACGACGACAAATACTAAGATATACTTTAGTAACAACTGATATACAGGAGAAACTATGGCAGTAAACGAATCCCGTTCAATGAACCGAGATTTAGTGCTTGGTGCTACAGACGGTAAATTTAAAAGCCTTACACCAAGTCGTGGTGGAGAAGTAGACCCAACATCTCCAGCAGTACGAGCACATGAACTTCAACTTCAATACAACGTGGTTGACCGTTCTGAAATTGCTGACATGCCTGCAGCCCAATGGGGTCGCCGCAATTAATAATGGCTGACGGAGAAGATACTAGGTATCATCCAAAAAGAAGAATTGTTCGTATCATTAGAGACCCGTTTGAAGAGCAAAGACAATATAACAGTCAATCAAGGTCTTACGGTCCAGTTAGAAGTAGTTCTGAAGAACGGCGACGAGAAATAGATGCCGCTTACCTGTATAATCAATACTTTGATGGAGAAAGTGATAACTAATGGCTAGAGGAAAACCAGAAGAATTTAATCCAAAGCGACGTCCTCGTAAACCTACGGACCCTATTCCAGACGATGAACTTATGGATGAGATAAAAAAAGCATTTCCAGGGTCAACTGAAATTAAAGATGAACCTAAAACACCACCACTTGAAGATTGGGGAATGGATTGGAACGAATATGACTAAGAAAAAAGAAAAGAAAGTTTGGGATAAAAAGAATCCTAAAAAGAAATCAGAGAAACTTGATTCATCTGAAAAGGCTGAGGCAAAGGCTCGTGCTAAAAAAGCAGGACGTCCTTATCCCAACCTTGTAGACAACATGGCAGTAGCAAAGAAGAAAGGTTAATTATGAAAGATAAAAAGAAATTATCGCCAAAACAAAAAAAGATTGCATCAGCATCTGCTCCTCACGACAAGATTACTGGTGAAGACTTTAAGGCTCTTAAAAAGAAAAAGAAAAAATAGTGGTTAAGAAGTTAACTGCTGCTGAAAAATACTCTCAATTAAAAGGTCAAACAGAAGACGCTGGTATGAGTGTAAAAGAAAAAAACCGTAAAATTGTTGTAACTAAGAAAAAGAAAAAATAATGGCTAAATCACCTGCTTGGCAACGCAAAGAAGGAAAGAACCCAGAAGGTGGATTAAATGCCAAAGGTCGTGCTTCTGCCAAAAAAGAAGGGCACAACCTCAAACCACCAGTGTCCAAAGAACAAGCCAAGAAGTCTCCTAAATCGGCTGCTCGTCGCAAATCGTTCTGTGCAAGAATGGAAGGTATGAAAAAGAAGAATACCTCTGCCAAGACAGCCCGTGACCCAGACAGTCGTATCAATAAATCATTGCGTAAATGGGACTGTTGATTTCTACATTTACACATAGTCATGCCTAAACCTAATGGACCACAGTTTCAACCAATCATATTAAAAAATCAGTTTGGTAGAGAGCGTACTTTTAAAGCGCTATACCATGGCACTGTTAATCCTATTCCAGAAAACGAAAACATTATTCCAGCATCTCACCGCCATCCTGAAGGCATAGGGCGTAAAACCGCCGTTGCTACGCCATCATTATCAGTAGCAAAAAGGTTTGCAGGACATCCCGAAGGTTATGTATATAGAGTTGAACCTTTGGATAGAGATGATATGAACTCAACTTGGTATCAACCAATTCGCTATTGGCGAAAAGGGGCTATTGAAGTTCCATCAAATAAAGGTTTTCGGATTATTGAGCAAATTCATCCTAAATCTTGAAATACTATAACGTATTATTCATAACAAACATGGGACTGTTAAAATAGTATAAAATATACTAAACACTATGGCTAATGACGATACTTCTAAAGACAGCAGAAGGAGACCTCAACGACCTCGTGTCGGTGGAGTATACGAATGGAATCCAACTGGACTAGATGCTTTTGATTCTAAAATTAAACGTGAAAAAGGGTCATTAGTTCGTGTAGCAAAAGGCAGTAAAGCAGGCGTAAAGGGAAGGTTGCCTCATCCTTTTACATATTTAGAAGACCCTAATACTGGAGAGTTTCTGGGCATGGCTTTAGACGACAGCCTACAATTACGTAAATATATGCAAACAGAGGAAACTCCAACAGAATAACGTATACTGACAGCGTAACGTTTGGAGCACAATATGTCAGAACCCATGAATCGTTTGTTAGTTTGTTGGCGCCTTGTTAATGGTAGAAAAACAGATGGGGTCATGTACAAAATGACACCATACGATGGTCCTCCAGAATACGACATGGAACTTTTGGATATCTTGGAACGCCATAAGGCTCGTCATCAAGACTACGAAAATTGGCGTGCTTTAATTTTTAGAACAGACAAAGACACGGCAAGCAAACTTGACGCTGAGACAGCCATCAAGAATGAGTTGAAGGCTCACGATATCTTTATCAAAGATTTTCGTGATGAATTGAAAGTTGATGCTTTAAAGTGCTTTAACAAACACAACAGACCAAGCAAAGGCTGTCCTGATTGGTGTGATGAGTCTAAGACAATAGGAAGAAAAGTTGGTGTCCCTGTTGATAAACGACAGTATCTTTGTATGTATTGCCCAGCAGCCGAATACCCAACATACAAAGAACGGTTAAAACTGGGACTATACAAATAAATGATTATTGTAACGTTTGACGTTATTGCAAACAGGGCTAAAGAAGTCGGCTCAAGTCAACCAAACAACTATGGTAGAAGACTGTGGTCAATGCTTTTTGGGACTTACAATGGTCGTATTTGTTTGATTGTTGACGGTGTAGAAACCCATCAACATCAGTTAATTATGGAGTGGTTAAAAAAAGAAAACTACAAACCAGGTTCTATTGATTTTCATTGGGAAAGCGGTCCTGACAATCGTCTTGAAAGGGTTCGCGCTTTGCACGCCGTACACAGCAAGATTGATTGGTATGTAGATACTGACCCCATTACTGTATCCAAAGTAATTGCAGAAGGTATTCCAACACTGTTAGTCACTGTTCCATTTATTGTTCGTCCTGAATGGGAAGAACAACGTACTATAGTAGGATGGAACGAATTAACAGATAAGATTGAAGCACAAGCACTTAAAAAAGCAGAAAGGACATGGAAAGAATAATGACAACTACACTGCGAGATGAAATATCAAACGGTTTTGAAGGAATGGGTGAAACCGTTCTATTGATGGACGGGTTTGAAGAAGCCTTTATTGGGTACTGCCAACGCATTAACGAACCAGTATTGGCTGTTTACTCTTGGGAAAAAATGGTAGAAGTTTGCATGACACGAGATGGTATGACAGACATAGAAGCAATGGAGTACATTGATTACAATTGTCTTGGCGCGTGGGTTGGAGAACAAACTCCAATTATTGTGATGCCATTGTGAAAATATACTTTGGTGGAGCAGAGAAAGGCATGTATGCCTCAATGTTGCTGTCTGCCAACGTGTCACGATTGGGTATTAACTTAACCCATTTTGCTATTCCTAAAAAGAAAGTTTTAGACCTTTCAGAAAAGTTTAACGGTTCTGAATTGTTAATATATACATCTGAAAATGACGAAGATTTAAATCGTTACGATTCATTTTTAAGAACCTACGCTGATGACCTAACAACAGTGATTGGCAGGCCAGATTACGATGGAACATGGCTAAACGAAAAATACGTGCCCATTTGGAATGATGGAGACGATTTAGAACGTCTTAATTGGATTTGTCAAAGACACGGACGAGTTGCTATTAGTGACAAGGCATTGGCTAAGCACCCACATAACAGGATTAACTCCATTGCTACCAGATGGAATACTGCAATGGTTGGAATTACTTCCAAACCAGAACATATTGAAAACATTAGTTGGGATTCTGTATTAGTGAATTCATGGACAAGTGCAATACGTTATGGAGAAACGCAAGTCTGGACTGGTCATAGTTTACGTCGTTACCCTGCACAGCAAAAAGAAAGTGCTCGCAAACGACATAGAAATGATATTGAACGTTTAAACGTTTCCTATGAACAGGTAATGGCTGACGAAGTAGATGCTGTTGGAGCACTTGCCATACGTTCTTGGAAGAGTTATGAAGAACGTGTTTTTGGGGGCTATGACCCCTCTACAACGTCTCAAAGTACAGGTGACGACGAAGTTGAAAATGGTGACATAATTATTGCCTCACACCAAACACGTACCCCCCAAAATGTGGAAAACGTAGGTACAGGTATTGTTATCCCACCTCCAGAAAAGCGGCACGAAAGCGAACGCATATTATTACCTGTGATGGGGGTAGAAACAATAACCACCATGGGGTCTCAAACCATTGATTCTAATGGAGAATCTATAGAAATTGCCCCAGAACAAACGAATGTAATTAGGTATTCTGGAGCACTTTTAAGACAGTGCGATAATTGTTATCTCGCTTCAAAATGTCCTGCATTTAAGGAACATACAGAATGTGCTTTCAAGTTGCCTATTGAAATTCGTACCAAAGACCAACTTCAGTCCGCACTGAGAGCCATGATTGAAATGCAAGTTAGTCGTGTTATGTTTGCCCGATTTGCCGAAGAGTTGGAAGGGCAAGGATTAGATAGTAACCTTTCATCTGAAATGGATAGAGCATTTGAAATGGTTGAAAAGTTTAAAGAGATAAACGATACTCGTGACATGCTTAGGTTTCAAGTTGAGGCTCGTGGGTCAAGCGGTGTATTATCTAGATTGTTTGGGCAACGAGCAGCAGAGACTGCAAACCCACTATCATATGGAGGGTTGGGACCAGCAGAAACAGACGCATTCTACGATAACGTTTTAGATATAGAGGAGAGTTAGTGAGAGGGTTACCGTATACCTACCAATGTCCAAAATGTGGGAACAAAATATCTGTAATTAGTAATAAATATCCACCAGTTTGTGCAAATAAAGAAGTCCACTCAAGCGAATCAATAAAGATGGAGTTACAAAATGTACAAACAAAAGTTGATAACTGATGTAGGAATTGACATGGACGGGGTTGTTTACCCGTTCATGAGTGCTTTTAAAAAATACTGCATTGATGTATTAAAAGAAACAACTTTTCCAGAGCCAGTGAAATGGGAGTTTTACGAGGATTGGGGAATTAGTAAACAAACTTTTGATGCCATGATGCAAACTGCACCAATATCACATCGTCTGTTTGCCTCTGAATCTCCAATGGAAAATGTGGCATTGGGTTGGACATTGTTACGTGAGTTGGGAGTAAAGATACATGTTATCACAGCAAGACCAAATACGGCATGGGCACAGACAGCAGATTGGTTGCATGACCACGAGTTAGTGCCAGACCACCTTCACTTTACTCACAACAAAACTGTTCTTGCATACACCTCTGAAGGACAGTCAGCGTCCATTGACGATAACTACAACTATCAACAAGAGATGCAAAAAGTCGGGATACTTTCAGTGTTACATGACCATCCGTGGAATAGACATTATGATGTGGATTTTCGTGTCAATTCGCTGCTAGACTTTGCTAGACTCGTTAAAGATGTAAACAACAGGGAGATACCGTGGCAGAATACGAACGTGAACAGGTACTACGCGAAGCAATGACTTTAATCGTAGGAGACCGTAATGTAGATTACGGAGACCCTTACGAAGATTTTAGTCTCACTGCCAGCCTTTGGCAGAGTTACATAACACGCATTGCTGAACGACGTGATGGTTTGGTTATTGAACCACATGACGTTGCCATAATGATGGCGTTGCTCAAAGTAAGTCGTTTGTCATGGACTCCAAATAAAAAAGACCACTGGGTAGACATTGCTGGATATATCGGCTGTGGGTGGGACTGCGTTACAAGGGACAATCCTTCAACAACAAGGTCTACCGATGAACGACTACACACATAATTTTGACAAGTTTCCTTCGTCTGTTCCAAAGCACGTACTTGCTCCAGAAGTAAAACGTCTCAACAACGCACTAAATGCGTTGCCTGTCCTTCTACAAAAACAAGATGTAACTTTAGAAACTATTTCTGAAATATGTGATTTGTCATTGACTGAATTACGATATGGTAATTGGGAAAGTCTCTACAACTATATTCGTTCTATTGAAACAGAGTTAGTTAACGCACAAAATAAATTAACAACTCAAGACGAAAAAATGAGAGACTTGGTTATCTTTGTTGAAAAGACTTCACAAAACATAGTTAAATTGTATAGAGAGTTTTCTATTAGAAACTCAGACGAGTAACTCATGGATTGGCGTGAGCATGCTTTGTGTAAAGGAAAACTTGTAGACATCTGGTATCCGCCACTAGAAGCAGATAATCAAGAACAATATCACGCAGTCGCTCGTGAAGTTTGTAACATTTGTCCTGTATGGAAAGAATGTCTTAAAGATGGTATTGATGAAAGTTGGGGAATGTGGGGAGGTTTAACCACTCTTGAAAGGAGTGTGTTTAAAAGTAAACCAAAGAAAACCGCACTAAGACCGCATAGCACACCAACAAGATATAGACAAGGCTGTCGTTGTGTTGAATGCGTTACAGTTCATACAAACGTTATGAAACAAAATAAAGATATTAACGTTGTACCAAATTGTGGAGATAAAGATTTTGATTTGTTTACAATTTTATACCAACTTCTCCAATAATCTTTGCTATGCTTTAAGGTGAAGCCGTAACCAAAGATGCTCGTCATCCGAACGTTACGGCTTCAGTTTTATCCGCCGACAAAAGGAGAGTTTGTTGATACGACAATCAATATTTTCATTTATCCTATTCATCGCAACAACTACAACATCAGCAATTGGACAGCAAGAATTAAATAACGGACTTGTTAAGGAAAGCAAGGAAAGCAAGGTAACTGAAGTACGTGAGTATGCGTACGAACACCGATTGGACGAGGCAAAAACTACGACCACATCAATATTGGTTAAAAAAGCCAATGTTACAAATGATGAAAACAGTTGCCCTCAATTTGAAGAACTGTTCAAACAATATGGTCTGAAGCCAGCAAAGACTTTTTCATACATTGCTTGGCGAGAATCTAGGTGCCGACCCAATGCGGTAAACGCCAAATGGGACGACAAAGGCAATGTGACCTGGACTTTAAACAAAAACGGTTCAATTGACCGCGGATTGTTACAAATTAACTCATCATGGAAAACAGTGGTATCTAAAATTTGTAAATCCGACTTTGACGACATGGACGTTTTATATGATTTGGACTGCAACCTAAGGGTTGCCAAATATCTTTTTGACAATGGTGGATTAGGTCATTGGGGCATGTAACATTGTAGTCAAGTTAACAAAACGACCACATAGGAGAATAAAATGGTTAATCAAATCGTAGACGTAGATAATCTTTGCGGTACAGCAGAGGCTGCCGCTGTCCTTGGAGTGTTGAAACAGCGTATTCACACGTTGCGAAAACGACCAGACTTCCCACAACCGATTGTTGTTCTTGCCGCAACACCTCTTTGGGACAAAACTGCCCTTCTTGAGTTTAAGAATGGTTGGAAAAAAACGACCACACAAGAAGTAACAATTACAGAGTAATGCGTATAGGGATTGTTTCGGGAGACCGAATACATCCTGCAAAATCACCTGATGGACAAGCGCATTGGGGAGGTGCTGGTTGGGTTCGTCTCGGTCAATATTTGCCCCACTTTGGCAACGACGTAATTCTTGGAACTTTAGTTTGGTATTACAAAAAGTTTAAAGTTATTGATGACGCTCGCGAAATGCACGACGTAGACGTTATTATCGTGCAACGTTTGATGCACGACGGTTTAACAGAACACATTAAACTGGCTAGACAGGCTGGGCAGGTAATAATCAACGACGTAGACGATTGGTACTGGGGTCTTGACCCTAGCAACAATGCTTGGAAAGCATCTCACCCAAAATATAATAAAAAAGAAAACACTTACTTTTACAGGTCAATCATTTCCGCAAGTTCTCTCGTAACAACTTCTACGCCGTTTTTATATGAAAAGATGAAAGAATGGAATAAAAACGTATTGTTGTTACCAAACACTGTAGATACTAAAGCGTTCAAAAAACACGACCACACAAAGAACAAGGATGTAGTTATTGGTTGGGCTGGGTCTACTGCTCATAGAAGTAAAGACCTACAAGTTCTTAGTGGGGTTTTACCCTCGTTTAATGATACGACCACGCAGGTTTCGTACTTACACGCTGGTCATCATGACAGTTCTCCACATTTCGCAGATGAAATAGGATTGTCAAAAGAAAAAGTTAGAACTTTGCCTATTTGCGACCCAGACAAGTACCCAGAAATGTTTCAAATGGACATTGGCATTGCGCCGTTGCGGGACTTTCCGTTTAATCACGCAAAGTCTGAAATAAAACTGTTGGAATACTCAGCCAGTGGCATTCCGTGGATTGCTTCGGCGTTGCCTTCGTACACGTCTCTTGTCAAAGAGTTTGGTATGGGTCGTACAGCCAAACGTCCCCACGATTGGATTAGAAACCTAAAACAACTCGTTGGTTCTCGCTCGTTGAGGCAAGAGGAAGGAGAACGTCTACACGAGTTGGTCAAGAAGCGTGACGTGACCATAGGTGGCGCGAGGTGGCGCGAGGTTTTAGAGAACCTTCAATCCAAATAATATATTTGTGACCAACGTCACTTGGTGACAGAGGGTTGTAATTGTTACTGTGGAGTTAGGACACAGAAAGGGGTTACGCCATGTCTAATCTTGCGATACTTACAAAACAGCAAGTTCAAATCAAAGAAGCACTTAAACTTCGTAGTGCGCCTTTAGGTCTACTGGAGACGGACGTAGACGATTGGATTAAAGCCAACTCCCTAGACGAACTTACTTACAATAGTGCCACTGACTTGTTGGACTATTTGGAAGTCTTGCCAGTTACTCGTCTTGCCTCGCAAGCACACTTGCCAATGAAGGCAAGTCGTATTCTTGTAAACAAACGTAAAGACAACTGTACCCTTTGCGGAGAGCCAGTGTTGTCGGGCTTGGGATTACACGTGTTTCATGACGCCAGTTGGCACACGTACCACAACAGCCAAGATTGCCCTGCTGTCACTGAATTGCCTGAATTAAAATGGGATAGCGCGTCTTTGATGACAGACCTAGAAATGTTTGTCTTTGGCTTAGAACGTATGCCAAGCGTAGTTTCAATGTCGCCTGAATTGGTAGAACTATCAAAAGCACAGGACGCAAACTTATCTTTTGACCTAGAACTTCCACTACTTCCGTTTCAACGCGCTGGAGTGAAGTACGCGCTGGAAACAAGGCGTGTGTTACTCGCAGACAGCATGGGATTGGGCAAAACTTGTCAAGGTATTGCCCTTGCCCTTGATACCAAAATGCGTAATGGTAAAACTATTGTCGTAGTACCTCCGCACCTTCGCCTTCAATGGATTAAAGAATGTCGCCGTTTTGCGCCAAAGTTAATGGTGGCGACAGTTACTGGACGCAAACCATATGCTCTGCCAAAACATGACGTACTGGTCATTGGTGACAGCGTAGTCAATGCTTGGGCAAACAAGTTGGCAGGCAAGTTTGACACTTTGATTGTGGACGAAGCGCACAGCATTAAAAACGAAAAGGCTGGACGCACCAAAGGAGTTCGTTACCTTGCCAATAGTATTCCTGCTAATGGGATTATTGCCCTCATGTCGGGCACTTTGACGCCTAATCGTCCAAGTGAGTTGCTCAGTCCATTAAAGATTATTGGACGTTTGGACAACGTGTTTGGCTCGCGCAAAGAGTTCTTGGTCAAGTATTGTGACTACCAGTTGTTGCCTAGTGGTTTTCCAAATCGCAATGGCGCGAGCAACACAACAGAACTCAACACTATCTTGCGCGGTACTTGTATGGTACGCAGGCGCAAAGAGGACGTTCTCAAAGACCTCCCGTTGAAACGCCGAGCGCAAATTGACGTAGAACTACAAGAAGCAGAGATGTCTGTGTACCGCACTGCTGAACGCGACTTCTTGAAGTGGGTTTTGGAAACTTACGGTAAAGACGCACACGAACGCGCTGGTAAGGCTGAAGTCATTACGCGCATGAACAAGTTGCGCGAAATCTTGGGTATCGCAAAAGTACGCACAGTTGTTGAGCATATTAACTCACTGTTGAGCGAGGGAGAGCAAGTAGTGGTGTTTGGATATCACCGCAAAGTGTTAGACGCTCTCAAAGAAAAGTTGAACGAACATGGTGTTGTAATGGTTGCTGGCGGTTCTACGCCTGAAGCCAAGCAACGCTACGTGGAGATGTTTAATAACAAACAAGTAAAAGTGTTCATTGGACAGTACGAGAGTGCTGGCAGTGGATTAAACCTAACTTCAGCCTCGCACGTGGTACTCGCAGAAATGCCGTACAGTCCTTCAACTGGACAACAAGCAGAGGATAGGTGTCACAGGATTGGTCAAGTCAATCCAGTGGTCTCGTGGTGGATTACCGCAGTTGATAACGATAACCACACTATTGACATGAGGCTATGGGACTTGCTGAACAACAAGGCTGAAGTCACGTCAGCAATCATGGACGGTTGGGCAGAGAACCTTAACGCAGACGCAGGCACTGTGACAGCACAACTGTTGAAAGACATGCTCAAGGACTTCAAGTAAGCCTTAAATATAAGGCACTTGATGACGACAATAACATTATGTTAGTGTTACTAATAACAACCAAAGGAGAAATAAAATGAGTAAAGAAACTTACGAATGGTTAAACAAGTATTGCCTTATCGGTTATACAGGACAACGTGGTAATGCTTGGCACTACCGCAAAGACGTACAGAGTGACGAACCTAATCACTACGAAAGCGCAATTCCAGTTGAGGACGTAATCAGGCGTCTGTTTTCGTGGGAGGCTCAAGAAGCACCAGTGTTTGTCAAATGGAACGACAACTACCGCTTGGAAACTGACCGCAAAGCCATTGTTCGCTCTGACAACGGAGATGTTCTTGGCATGTTTAAGGACAGTTACGCTATTCACCAATACAAAGAATGGCTTATTGAAAGCGTGTCGCACTTGTTAGATGATGACCTGAACATTGGAAGCGCAGGCATTTTGAAAAACGGTGCTATTAGTTTTGTCAGTGTTGAAATGCCTGAAACTATCAAAGTTCTTGATGGTTTTTCAGTACGACCTATGTTGCTCGCAACTACAAGCCACAATGGTTCTATCAGCACAACCTTCAAACAAGTCAGCACTCGTGTTGAGTGTGACAATTTGTTGGCTCGTGCGCTGAGCGAAAAGACTGAGGAGTTTCGCGCTCGCCACAGCAAGAACAGCAACTTCCGTCTCCAAAGCGTACGTGACGCTCTTGGTTTTGTACACCAAATGACAGATGACATAGTTGCTGAGGTAACTAAATATGTCAATATCAAAGTGTCTGACCGCGAGTGGCAAGCAATCGTTGAAAAACTCATGCCAGTAAACACTGACGCAAATGTAGCAAAGCAAGCAATCTCACGTGTTGAGAACAAACAAGAGCGCATTAAAGAGTTGTATCGCAATGACCCACGTGTTGCCCCATTTCAAGGAACAGCACTTGGTGTAATCCAAGCCTTCAACACTTTCAATCAACACTTGGTTGGCAAAGATGAGAACCGCGTTGAGCGTAACATGATGAACGCGCTCACAGGAAAAGTCACAGTACAAGACCGTTCGGTCATGGAAGCGATTGACAAGTTGGTCTTACTGTGACCGATATGAGCCAAGTTACTTGGCAAATTGAAGCGAAGTGCGCTGGGAAACCAACCACTTTGTTTTTTTTTGAAGTAGGTGCTGGAGGACAACACCAGTATTCCAAGATGTACAAAAAGGCTCGCAGTATCTGTATGGGTTGTGTAGTGGCAAAGAAGTGTTACGACTTTGCTGTAGACCACAACGAGGAGTACGGAGTGTGGGGAGGAGTGAACTTTGCTCAACGCCACAAATACGGTAAGAAGCATCGCGCAAGCATGTTAAACAAACAGCACGAGGACTTCATGAAAGAATACACAAACCAATAAGTTACGCATTTGGAGACGAGAGCCTTCAAATGTTAAAGTTACATTAAAGACACCATAGGAGGTAGTCATGAGTAATTACACACTAGACAAAAACAACGTAGTTTTCGCAGAGAAGTACATGGGAGACGGTAAGTATGCCAAGACATACAGCCGTTATCGCATTATCAAAACGTGGAAAAAAAGCACCTTACTTACTAAGGTAAACATAGCAACACGCAATGGTTGGATTGTCACACACTGGACAACACATGCTGGCTTTTTTCCTTCGGCACTTCTCGTCAAAACGTACCTGTGCGACACAGATGAGGCAGTGTGATTGAGGACAGCGAGTATTTTTCTAACTTAAAACGTTGGGACGTTTTGGACTGGTTTAATACGTTGCTAATTCGTGTGTCTATGACATACAACGAAAAAGAACGTTTGATGTTGTTTTCAGAGATTGGAAGTCTTACTGACTTCTATCCTGAGTTTCGTCCTTACGCTCGCAAAGCAGGAGTGCCTCGCATTTTGCCCGACAATTATCCAAGCACTTTAGGAGATACTTATGAAACTATCACGCAATAAACCAACTCCAAAAAACCACTTTCGTTGGACTGTCAAATGGGTCAATGCTTACACGGAGGACACCGTTAAAACAGCAGAGGAAGCAGTTGTGGAGGCTCTAGGAGACTTAGAGGACGCAATTAAAAACGTTGGCTTTGGCACTAATCAGTTTGTTGTTACAGACAACGACACTGGTGACGTGATAGTTATTGGTTCTGACGTTGCGTTGGACAGGGTTAATCAAATTAACACCATTATTAACGTAGACCAAAGCGTAACTTACGCGCCAACTACAACTGTCTACGTTCAAGATAGTAAAAGGAAAAAGAAATGATTACTCGTTATGTACTACACCTGACGTGTAGTAAAGATAATACAGACGGTACTCCACGAAGGCTACAAGTTGTGTACTTGTCGGCAGGTGGAAGTAATGTCATTGCTGACAACAAACAACCAACGCACAAAATTACAACTGTGTTGGAAGGGAAGTCGTGTCCATTGGAAGCACCAAAGGACGCACATGCTTTCATTGTCACTCCAACTTCGTACAACGAGTGGTTGGAGAAAATAGAAAGTCAATATCCACGAAACAAATGGAACAACATATAACAAAGGAGAATAACATGCCAAACCATTGCTCAAACAACCTAACAATCAAAGGTAACGAAACAGATGTAAAACGTTTTCGTGAAGCCATTGTGAAACCAATAGAAGGACGCAATCACAGTGAGTTTGCGATACTACACAATCTGTATCCATGTCCTCCTGAACTGGAGAACATACCAACTATTATCGCCATAAATGATGATGAGAAAGCGCAAGAACAACAGAAACTGTATGAAGCAAACATACAGAAGTTTGGTTCTCCGCACGCTTACGACTGGAAGTGTGAAAAGTGGGGAACTAAGTGGGGAGACTATGACGGTTTCATTACTTGTGATGTAGAGCCACTAGACAATGGCATGGCTTATATGACGTTATCTTTTTCGTCAGCATGGTCTCCGCCAACCGCAGGGATTGTTCAAGTTTCAACATTGTTTCCAACTTTGGAGTTTGTGCTTACCTTTGAGGAAGGTGGCATGGCTTTTATTGGTGGTGTCTCAGTTAAAAATGGTGAGACAGTAGCAGAACGTTGGGCAGAGTATCCTCCGTTCCAATCACGAGGTGACATGACTGATGACCAATATGACGAGATGTATGAACAACACAATGACAGTCTTTTGAGGCTCATGGACGAAATTACTGAGGAATTGGCGGTTAGTTTCTAATGTCAAACACAACAATTACAAAACAAGAATTAAATGACCTTCGTAAATGGTCACGAGGATACGTTCAAGCCTTGTTGAGCCACGACAAGATATACGAGGGATATGACGAGTTTTATAGTTATGGAACTTACTGGGACGTCAATATACACGCCGTTGGTGAGCCAAACACAATTTACGTAGTTGCCTATGCTCAAATAATGCGCGAGGACGGTTTCTTAGAAACAGACACGTCTTGTTGGATTGAGGTACAACGCTACAACTTTGCTGGAGAAGCATTAACAATGAATGAACACAAAACTTCAAACGTTGATATGGTGCTGGTAGATGTACCGCGATTGTACGCATGGAGTGGACGCCAAACATATCCAACAACAATGACTTTGTTCTTGGACATTATTGGTTGGAATGATGAATATCTTGGTGGCAAATCAACAGAGCCAATGCCCGACTTGGGATACTTGGAGGCTGACTTACTGGGGTTGGCTCTTGTGGAATACTCAAACAATACAGAAAAAGTTTACGAGTACCTATCTAACAACTTGTTGAAAGACCAACTGACAATACCATTTGATGACAAGAACTCATAAGTGTTAATGTAAAAACATGGACGAATTAAAACTTATTCACGAAACGTTAATTCAACTGGTTGGTGAAATGTGTGAAATACACACAGACAGCACTATCTACGAGGACTGCTATGTTCTTGAAGTAACGCCTGACACTGTGTTGGTTGAAGCATACAGCGAAGTAAAAAGCGGTTTGCGGGAGTTTCTAATACCTTTAGAAACAATACGAGGATTAGACCACTGATGAAACGCGAAATACCAATTTTTGAGGACAACATTACGTACGAGGAATGGTGCGAAGCATTAAACCTTGACCCCAATGATGACGAGAACTCAATCTCGTGGTCGGAAATGAGGAACAACCAATGAGGATTAAAGACGCGATAGACATGCTCAAAAACAACTACAGAACAAATGACGCTGACGAACACTTGTCAGAGGAAGTAGTTATTGCTTGGTGGGACAAAAACTGGTTTGAACTAATGCTGGACACAAAGTTATCAGATGACGAGTGGTTGGACATTTTAAGCACTTCTGAATTGGTGATTGAAAACTGTGATATTGGTCAGTATTTGATGAACGAAGCACTAGAAACATTACAACAATCAAGGAAAGGTAAATAACATGGGCGCGGACTTCATGTTTTCAATTAACGAAATGAAAATTACCAAAGAGGAGGCGTACGCAAAGGCTAGGAAGTACGCAGACAATTCTTTGGAAGCGACTGTGACAATGCTGGTAGAGCAGTGCGGTTGTTATGAGTTTGACAACATGTATCTTGAGGGGTACGACATTACCTCATACCAACTTTATGAGTTCTTGACATAGTGTATAGCCACTGTTTCCA